GAAGGAGTTAGTCAGTTGCTTGTTCGATGCTAGGGAGTACAGACCAGACGGTATCGTAAACGGCAAAGAACTGTGGGATGTTATCGCTGATAAGCAACACAGTAAATCTATACCTTATCCGTATGCGGGGTTGAACGAGCTGACACTAGGACTGAGACAAGGAGAACTTGTTACGGTGTGTGCAGGTAGTGGTATCGGTAAGTCGTTGTTCTGTAGAGAGATAGCACACCACATACTACAGCTTGGAGAGAAGGTAGGATACATAGCTCTTGAAGAATCAGTACGACGCACAGCTCTTGGTATTATGGGCATCCACATAAACAAACCTATCCACTTAGAAGAAGACGATACAAGTGAGGAGGTACTGCGACCTGCGTTTGAAGAGACGGTAGGTAACGGGAACTTCTACACTTACGATCACTTCGGCTCGATGGATAGCGACAACTTACTAGGTAAGATAAAGTATCTAGTGAAAGGGTACGATTGTAAGTGGATATTCTTGGACCACCTATCGATTGTTGTTAGTGGGATACAGGGGGACGACGAGCGACGACTGATCGACAACACCATGACCAAGCTACGTTCTTTAGTTGAAGAGACAGGGTGTGGTATGGTACTTGTCAGCCATCTGAAGCGTGTTGATAGTGGACACGAAGAGGGAGGACGAGTAAGTCTGCACCACCTAAGAGGTAGCCAAGCAATCGCACAACTGTCGGACATGGTGATCGGTCTGGAACGTAACCAACAATCAGAAACAATAAGCAACGAGACACGAGTCCGAGTACTGAAGAATAGATTCAGCGGACAGACAGGACACTGCGACACACTCTACTATAGTGGAGACACTGGACGGTACACTCCTGATGTGTTCAAACCAACTAATGATGAAACCAATAACCCATTCTAATTATGACACGAACACTATTCTTTGATATCGAGACCAACGCCATTAACGATTGGTCCACCTACTCAGACCTTCACACCGTACACTGTCTGTCTATCTACGATCCTATGATGCCGAAGATGCTGACGTTTCACGGGGAAAGTATAGAGCGTGGATTGTTAGAGCTACAGAAAGCAGATCGTATCGTCGGACACAACGTCATTGACTTCGATATACCAGCACTGAAGAAGCTGTACGGTTTCTCACCACCACTGATTAAAGTATTAGATACTCTTGTTGTTAGTCGATGTGTGTTTCCTGATCTACGGAACGATGACTTCGGACGGGACGGCTTCGATAAAGCACTCGTTGGTAGCCACTCGTTGAAAGCGTGGGGACACCGTATGGGTAGCACAACTAAGCTGACGTACGGAGAGGAAGACGGAGCGTTCAACAGCTACAACGATGAGATGCGTAAGTACTGTGAGCGTGATGTTATTGTTACTCAGTTACTTCACGACTTCCTATTCAAGCACAAGCCCAGCAAAGAGATGATAGCTATAGAGCATTGGTTCAGGTTTGTTATCAGCTTGCAAGAGCGACACGGTTTTAAGTTTGATTTGGATAAAGCAGACTTACTGACTGCCAAGCTGATGGGTATCCGAGCGAAGCTGACCACTGACTTACAGAATCAATGGAAACCTACAGAGGTAGAGATGAAGAGTCCAGCTGGTTGGACGCTTGAGATAAAGATGGAAGACGGTGTAGAGATTATCAGTCGTAAGACAAAGAACGAACTGAAGCAGGAGCTGAAGAGTCGTGGTTTGAAACAGACGCTGGTAAAGGATGCTAAGAAACAAGGCAACGCAGTGAAAGAGATACCGTTCAATCCGGGTAGTCGTAAGCAGATTGCTGAACGATTGATGGGTCTTGGTTATGAACTACCTACTGAGAACGACGGTGTATCTTATAAGGTAGATGAATCTGTACTAAGGGGTATCGACCACCCTATTGCTGGAGATTTGTTATCGTATCTACTCGTACAGAAAAGACTTGGTCAGTTAGCCGAAGGACAACAAGCGTGGCTCAAGCTACAAAAGAACGGAGTGATACACGGTAGCGTCAACACCAACGGAGCAGTCACAGGTAGATGTACGCACAGCAATCCCAACGTCGCACAAGTACCAAGTGTACGAGCTGACTACGGATCGGAGTGTCGTGAGTTATTCACAGTGCGTAACGGTTACAAGTTAGTAGGGTGTGACGCATCTGGACTTGAGCTTCGTATGCTTGCCCACTACATGGCGTTCTACGACGGAGGACAGTACGCTAAGATCGTAACGGAAGGAGATGTACACACAGTCAATCAAAAGGCAGCAGGACTAGAGACACGGGACCAAGCTAAGACGTTTATCTACGCTTTGTTATACGGAGCAGGTGACGAGAAGATTGGTAACATAGCAGGTGGTAACGCACAGCTTGGACAACAACTAAAGCGTAAGTTCTTCAGTAGTCTGCCAGCACTCGCTCGTTTACAAGCTGATGTACAACGCAAAGTAAAACACGGTGGAGAGTTGATTGGTTTAGACGGACGCATCCTTCCGATACGCAGTAGTCACGCAGCCCTCAACATGTTATTACAATCAGCTGGTGCAGTCGTTATGAAAGTAGCACTGATCCAACTGTTTCATTTACTGAACGGATTGAGATGGCAACACGGTAGGGAGTATGCTTTTGTTGCGAACATCCACGACGAGTTCCAAGCAGAGGTAACACCTGATAAAGCAGAAACGTTTGGTAAGTTAGCCGTTGAATCTATCCAACACGCAGGGAAACAACTGAAGCTGAACGTACCGTTGGACGGTGAGTTTAAGATTGGCAACAATTGGAGTGAAACACATTAACTATGACAGAGATAGAATATGATATGTACACTACCTTAGCCAATGTCTATGATACACAAGACCTTACGGTCGATTACGATTGGAGACAACAATACAACGATAAGATGCCATCATCAAACGCACAACGGATCGGAGCAATAGCGGAGACACGTTTCATAGCTGAATGTTTAGAGCGTGACTTCGAACCACATACCCCCACAACGCCGATGCCTTGGGACTTCATTGTTCACTGCCCAGCAGGAGACCTGAAGGTACAAATTAAAAGCACATCAGTTAAAGCTGGAACATTCTATACAGTTAATGCTGGATCAGGAACCACACAGAAGCTACACATATCAAACGATGTAGATGTAGTGGGTGTTTATGTATCTCCTATTAAGATGTGGTGGATGATACCTCGTGGATTAATAGAAAGTAAAACAATCAAGCTATCACCCGAACAAGCAAGTCGATCTAAATATAAAAAATACCAAGAGAACTGGAGTATATACTATGAGTAAAACCAAAACAACATTGCTGATTGATGCAGACGTACTAGCGTTTGAAGCGTCGGTCGTAGCCGAAGAGCCAATACATTGGAAGGACGAACTGTGGACGGTACACGCAGACATGGCATTAGCTAAAGCTCGTGTGGTCAACCGCATCGTAGAGTTCCAAGAGAAACTAAAGACAGAGAATGTAGTGCTGTGTCTATCAGACCGTGCGAACTTCCGTCGTAAACTTAACCCAGACTACAAAGCAAACCGTGCTAAGTCCCGACTGCCCATCATCTTACGACAAGTAAAGCAGTGGATCATCGACGAGTTAGGTGGCGTGTTGTGGGCGAACCTAGAAGCAGATGATGTTATATCTATATTAGCTACCGATAAAGCAATGGATGAAGAGACTATCGTTGTTAGTATAGACAAAGACTTCAAGAGCGTACCTGGTATCTTCTTTGATTATAACAAGGGAGAGTACCACCAACCAAGTGAGGAAGAGGCGGACAACTATCACTTGATACAAACCATAGCAGGAGATCATACGGATGGATACAGCGGAGTGCCCGGCGTGGGTGTGGTGAAAGCGGAACGTATACTAGAGAAGGATGGATACACATGGGAGACTGTTGTAACATGTTACGAGAAAGCAGGACTCACGGAACAAGACGCATTGATGAATGCATGGATGGCTCGACTACTACGCAGTGATAACTACTGCTTCAGAACTAATACTATTAAAAAATTATGGACACCAAAGAACTACCAAACCAAGGATATACTAGAGATTTCTCAACGGGGGCTCGCCGTGACGGGGATGATGGACGGGGACGACCCTGCCTTATTCCTCCAGTCGCCCTTCGACGTCTCGCCAAAAGATTTGAAGATGGCGGAAAGCTTTACGGAGACCACAACTGGAAAAGAGGTTTCCCTCTAAGTAGATTATATGACTCGATGTTTAGACATTTGTTGGGGCTGGCTGAGGGGGACAACTCTGAAGACCATGCGGCTGCTATCTTGTGGAATGCGTCGGCTTGGTGCTGGACTGAAGAAAAGATTAAAGAGGGAAAGCTCCCGTCGGAACTGGACGATATAGATTATAACAATGAATGACG